GTTCAAAATAGTGCTATAACTCTCAAATTCTCTATATCTCATTCAATTCATCCAGAGGGACCCGGTTTTTTTAAATTTTATTTCTCTATATCTCATTTATCAAAATTTACCTACCCCTAAAAAATTTTTTACAATATTTTTTTTCAATTTGTTATAATAAGTATACGTCATTAGATTATAATTTTTAACCGAATAGTGTGACATTAGGGTGTTATATTATATAGTAGGGGGCTATTGTCGCACTGTAAGATTTTGTCAACGCACGTAATTAACAGTAGTATGGAACTACTTAAAAGAAAAGACGGATCTGTGTCAAAACGCGGACTGTGGGATAATATCCGAGATGCTAAAGGTTCTGGTAAAAAACCGACCAAAGCAATGCTTGCAGAAGCAAAGAAGATAAAAGCTAAAAAGAAATAATATGGCATTCAAGTTGAAATCACAATCACCTTTGAAGCAGGCTAACTATGTCTATGCTGAAGGAGTAGGGGAATCACCTTTATTAAAACAGAAGTTGTCGCCTTTGGCTGCTAAGAAAAAAGCTGCTAGGGATTTAGCTTTTGCTAAGACTGATGAGCGAAGAATAAAGAAAGCTCATGCGCAAAGGATGCATCGTAAAGACCCCAGCGGTAACGGCAAAGATTGGGATCATGAAGATGGTAGATGGGAAAGTGTAAAACAAAACCGTGGCAATGAAGGCGAAGGCACTAAGAAAGAAAGCGGTAAACATTATAAAATAAAGTAATATGGGAGTAAAAGGAGTAGGTCCTCAAGGATTAGGGACTAGAACACATAATGGATTTTGGATTGGTAATTCAGCAGGAGATAACAGCCTTAGCCCTATGAAGAAACTAAAAGACTTAAGCGGTGACGGTAAAGTTACACAGAAAGATGTTTTAATTGGTAGAGGTGTTATTGATAATTCGCCTTTAAAAATGAAATCACATAAATGTGCTTGCGGCGCTGGAGAAGGATCACCTTTGAAAAAAACTGCAGCTTGGACACGTAAAGAAGGTAAAGATCCTAAAGGAGGATTAAATGCAAAAGGAGTAGCAAGCTACAGAAGAGAGAATCCAGGCAGTAAATTACAGACAGCGGTTACAACTAAACCATCTAAATTAAAAGCTGGCAGCAAAGACGCAAAGAGACGTAAATCTTTTTGTGCAAGAATGTCTGGTATGCCGGGCGCTTTGAAGAAACCAAATGGAGAACCAACAAGGAAAAAGCTTGCATTAGACAAGTGGAACTGTTAATACATAATAATACATGGCTATTACATCAAGTTACCCAATAGCGGTACCTTCTATAACAGATACCTTAGTTGGTACAAAGTTTATAGAGAACAAAGAACCAACCACCAATTCATTTAACATCGGGGACATCGTTAATTTAGTTGCTACTACAACTGTGGCTAATTCTACATCTGTAGCATTAAACTCAGCAGCTTTAAATTTAGCATACCCAAATGCAATGATTGGTTTTAAAGTACAATGTACTAATTCATCTGTACTCAAAATATACGAAAAAACAAACACAACCTCATGGGTTTCGTACTCTATAACGGTTGTATAAAACAATAATAGATGGCAATAGGTAATTCTTATCCAATAGATAAAAATGTAGAAGATCAGGATTTATTTATTGGTACAAAATATTCAAACAGACAAACGGTAAACTTCCCTGCGGAAAGCATTGCGGATTATCTTAATAGGCATGGCAAGATCTCTATAGCAGGTCAAATGTCATTTCAGTTTGTTACAGCAAATCCTTTACAAGGTACTATATCTTTTATTGACTTAGAAGGAGATGGAACACCATTCAGTGCGGTCACATCTTTAAGAGTAGCAATGAATGATTTAAGTAATCAAAATGTCGTAGAATTTCTTACTTATATAATAGGTTCTCAGATAATGATTTCTGAGCAAAAAGAAATAAGCTTCTTTGGTCATTACGAAATAACTTCTTACGTTCCGGATACAATGCCGGGGTTCTATATACTAAATCTGGAATACATAGGTGGTAGTGGTGAATTAATAGAAGACGCTTACTATGACATGTCTATGTTCTATCCATTTCCAATTGGTGATAAAACATTTGTATTCACACAAGATACACCTGCAAATCCATGGATAATAGAGCATGATCTCAATAAATTTCCATCAGTAACAATGGTATTATCTACCGGGCAAGTAGGAATTGCTGATGTTGTATATATAGACGAAAATAACTTAACAATAACATTTTCTGGAGATGAATCTGGAAAAGCATATCTAAACTAACCATGGCGATACCATTTTTAAATAATGTAAACCTCAACGATAACCAGCTACTAAACGCAAAGGCTCAAGTCGCGTCTACAGCACCAACGGCTGCTAAAGGGCAAATATATCTTGATAGCACAACGAATGTAAATACATTTAAATACCATGATGGATCTGGATGGATAGGGTTAAAACAATTAAACCTAAACAACAGCACATTCATTAATTTAACTAATTTAAGTGCTGCGGGAAGTAATATAATAAGTCTACAAGCTACACTAAATGCAACAGGTACGCCTGATAATACAAAGTATTTAAGAGGAGACAATACCTGGTCGGCAATTAGTGGCATTTATGTTTGGGCTCTTAGTGATCAGGATGGTTCAACAGTGAGCATTGTAAATGGAGATACTGTATCAATTAATGGTACAACAGATCAAATCATTACATCTCGCGTAGGAACTGATATAGATATAAGTCTAGAAGCCGACGTAGTTATTGCTAACTCTTTAACTGTAACAGGAACTGGGCAAAATAGTTTTGGTGGCCAAGTTACAATTCCTACTACACCAGTAGCAAGCACTGATGCTGCAAGTAAAGCTTATGTCGATGCTTCCGTAGCTGGCGGTTTAATATATCAAGGAGGATATAACGCTGCAACTAATACACCTAACTTAGATTCCCCCCCAACCGGTACAATTAAAAAAGGATTTACTTGGACTGTAACTGCCGATGGTTCTTTCTTCACTGAACAGGTTAGAATTGGTGATGTTTTAATTGCCGAAATAGATACACCAACAACATTAGCAGATTGGACAACAGTTCAAAATAACATTGACCTTGCGAGTCTAACTCAGGTTGGTATTGGTAATGTTAATGCTGGAACTGGTATTGGAGTTGCTTATTCTAATGGTACAGCAACGGTTACAAATACGGACTTAGGTTCTTCTCAAAATATATTTAAGAATATAGCTGTAGCTGGGCAATCAACTGTAGTTGCAGATACTAATAACGATACTCTTACTTTAGTCGCAGGTAATTCAATTACAATAACAACAGATGCGGCAACAGACGAAATAACGATTGCATCGTCATACACACCGGTAACTACATCTTACGCAGCTACTATATCAGCATCAGGAACTGTTACGCATAGTTTAAATACGAGAGATGTAATGATTCAATTATATGATACTGTTACTTTTGATACAGTATATGCAGATGTAACTAGACCAACTGTCGATACGGTAACTATAACATTTGCTTCAACGCCAACTAATCCAATTAGAGTATTGGTACAAAAATAAAATATAATATATGAAATTTAAAAGTGATATAGAGGTCCAAGCCGGTCTGAAGGATTCTTCAGGCGCTAATGGTACATCTGGACAAATACTATCTTCGAACGGTACAACAGTAAGCTGGATTAATGCCGGCTCATCAACTGCTAGTGACGTTCAGAACCAAGTTAAAGCAGGTGTTGCTATAAATAAAGGGCAGGCTGTCTATGTTACTGGTGCCGATGGGACAAATATAATTGTCGGATTAGCATCAAATACTTCTGAAGCCACCTCTTCAAAAACTTTAGGATTACTTAACGCTACAGTTGCTGTTAATGGTTTTGCCGATGTTGTGCAAATAGGAAAATTAGCAGGGCTTAATACATCAACTGCTGTAATTGGAGATCCAGTATGGTTAGGCACTAATGGTAATCTTATTTATGGATTAGCTAATAAACCTTATGCTCCGGCTCACTTAGTTTACATTGGAGTAGTTACAAGGGTAAATGCTAATAATGGCGAGATCTTTGTAACTGTACAAAACGGTTTTGAATTAAAAGAAATACACGATGTGGACATTATAACTACTCCTCCTGTAAATGGAGATGTTCTTGGATATAACGGCACATTATGGGTAAATAAAACAATACCAGGTTGGTTAGGATATACTCCTGTTACGGATGCGAGAACAATAACTATCAATGGCACTGCACAAGATTTATCAGCAAATAGAACATGGAGTGTTGGTACAGTAACAAGTGTAGCTGCGTTAACATTAGGAACATCCGGAACTGACTTATCATCTACCGTTGCTACAGGAACAACAACTCCTGTAATTACATTGAATGTGCCAACAGCAAGTGCTGCTAATCGTGGCGCATTAAGCGCTACTGATTGGTCAACATTTAATACAAAAGTAGGTGGCGTGACAGCTAGTAGCCCATTAGCTTCAAGTGGAGGATCTACTCCAAACATAACAATTCAACAAGCAAGCGGAAGTCAGAATGGATATTTAAGTTCAACCGATTGGACTACTTTTAATAACAAACAAGCTTCAGGTAATTATATTACAAGCTTAACAGGTGAAGCAACTGCTTCAGGGCCTGGCGCCGCTGCGGTAACTTTAAACAATGCTTCTGTAACTGGTAAACTATTAACAGGTGTTAATATTACAGGGGGCACGGTTCAGGCTACTGATACAATGCTTACCGCTTTTGGTAAACTACAAAACCAAATCAATGGATTAATTGGTAGTAGTATTTATCAAGGAACTTGGAATGCTTCTACAAACACTCCTGCATTAGCTAGTGGTGTTGGAACAAGAGGATATTACTATATTGTTAATGTAGCAGGTACAACAAATCTTGATGGTATTACAGATTGGTTTGTTGGTGACTGGGTAATATTTGATGGTACTGCTTGGCAACAAGTAGATAACACCGATGCTGTAGTAAGCGTTAATGGTCAAACAGGTGCCGTTAGTTTAACTACCGATAATATTTCTGAAGGATCTACGAATTTATATTATATAAATAGTAGAGCTCGTTCTGCGCTTTCATTTACAGCAGGAAGTGGTGCTTATAATAGTACAACAGGGGTTATTACAATACCTACTAATACAAATCAATTAACTAATGGCTCTAATTATATTACATTAGCGTCGTTAAGTGGAACTGCGCCTATTGCATATAACAATGCAACAGGAGCAATAAGTATTACTCAAGCCGGAATAGCAAGCAATGGTTATTTATCAAGTACCGATTGGAATACATTTAATAATAAAACTAGTAATACAGGCACTGTAACATCTGTTTCAGGAACAGGAGGTTACGGCGGATTAACATTATCAGGTACCGTTACAACTTCAGGATCTTTAACTTTAGGTGGAACGCCTACTGGTACTTGGCCAATTAGTGTTTCGGGAAATGCTGTTACAGTTTCAAGCATAACCAATAATACAGTATTATTAAGAGATAGTCTATCAGCTCCGGCGCTTATAGATACTCTTACAACAAGTAATTTTAGAACCACATTATTTGGCTCTACTACAAATGGATATCAAATATCTACTTCAAGATGGAATAATGTTCCTGCGCCTCTTTCAGGATTAAATGCTTATGGAACAATGTTTGCTTGGGCCGGTTCGGATACGCAGGGATTCATAGCTATGGATTATTCAACAGCTGGAGTTAAAGTTGGAGGAGGTAATGGTAATTTAATTAACTGGACCAAATCATTAGCTTTCGCAGATGGAACAGGAGCATCAGGTAATTGGGGCATTAACATTACAGGTAATGCTGCTTCAGTCAATACTACTTATGTTACAACTAATGCGGACTTTTATATTCCTTTTGTAGATTCCAATAATGGTTCCCCGGCTGCTGAATTTCTTTATACAGTAGGTACATTAAAGTATAATCCAAACACGGGGGTTTTAACCGCAAATAATTTTATAGCTCCAGCAACTGAAAGTAGAGAGGTAAGTACATATTTACCTAGCTCATATACGACTAATGATTTAGTATCAGGAACTAACTATAAATGGTATTCAGATATTTGGAGACTAGGAGCAACTAGATCAGGCGGAGCTGCAGCAGCAGATTTTGTAGTTCAACTTAATGGAGTTAATAAACTTAATCTTACAGTAGGAGGAAGCTTAAGTGTAACTGGAGATATGCGTTCCCCTATTTTTTATGACTCAAATAATACCGGGTATTATGTTGATCCAGCTTCTTCAAGCAATATAAATACTATAACTGCTCAAGAATATTATACTAATGGTTGGTTCAGAAATAATGATTCAAATGAGGGTTTATATAACCAAACTACAACTCAACACTGGTCTTCTAATACAAACGGATATTGGGATGCATCAAGTACTACAAATGTTTCGGCCATTAGGTTTTATACTGGTGGGCATGTAACCTCTTTAAGGGGATATGCTTATGCTAATGATAGTAATGAAATAGGGTTTTTAAATAATGCGGGTAACTGGGCTTTAAAATCTACCAGCGCAGGTAATGTATATGCGACTGCTGATTTTAGAGCCCCTATATTTTACGATTCAAATGACACTTCTTATTATGCTGACTTAGCATCAACTGGGCAATCAATAAATGCTAGAGGAGGAATAAAAACATCTGGATATAATAGTGCTGGATCTGCATTTAGTATGAACTGGCCGCATTCTGGTTGGATAGATATGTGGGGTAGTACTGGTCAAATAATGAATATAAGTAGTGCTTCTGGTTTAGCAGTGAATTTAGCGGTTACAGGAGATGTTACAGCATACTATTCAGATGAAAGATTAAAAGATAAAAAAGGGAATGTTGTAAACGCATTGTCTAAAATATTATCTTTGAATGGTTTTTATTATACAGATAACAATATAGCTAAAACTAATGGATATAATAATGATGAGTTGCAATTAGGTCTTTCTGCTCAAGAAGTTCAAAAAGAATTCCCTGAAATTGTATCTCTTGCTCCATTTGATACTGATTATAATGAGTATGGAAAAAAAATATCTAAATCAGGGGAGAATTATTTAACTGTAAATTACTCTAAATTAGTGCCCGCATTAGTTGAAGCAATAAAAGAACAGCAATCACAAATAGAAGAATTAAAAGAATTAGTAAATAAATTAATAAACAAATAATATGGCAATCACTTATACGTTTTTAACAAACGAAACGATGCAATTAGAAGTAGCTCCAGTATTAGGTAGCTTAACAGATGTAGTAACCCGAGTAAGATACCAATATGTAGGTGTAGACGAAAATGGAATAGAAGGATCATTTGCAGGTGCAACACCAATGCCATTACCAGAAGACACCGAAAATTATATTCCATTTGCTGATTTAACTCCAGACGAAGTAGTTGCTTGGTTAGAGGCTACGGCAGATATTGCTCACATGCAAGAACGCATTGCAAAACAAATTGAAGCAAAGATTCATCCTATGTATGAACCTGTTCCTTCTCCTTGGGCAACACCTGAACCTACACCAATCCCGCCAACAGTATAAATATAATAAGTTATGGCATTACCAGTATCAGGACCTTTATCCATAAATCAAATTCGCAATGAATTAGGTACTAGCAATGGGTCGCTTAGAGCATTAAGCGCTCAGGCCGGGTTTTCAACGCCTGATAAAATATCTGATTTTTATGGATATAGTAATAACAGTGTTGTAATAACAGGAACATATTTTTGGAGTTATACAACATTAAGTAGTAATAGTGGATCCGGAACAATAACTATAACTGGATCAAGCGCTACATTTTATGCTAGAGCAACTATTATAAACGGAACGCCTACAGTTACAGCAAATATTAATATTGGGGGCAATACAAGGTCAGCTGTTAGATCTAAAACAACCGGAACAACAGATTCATCAGCTTTAGTATTATCGCCAGGTGTTTATTCTTATACAGCGAGTTTGTCACAAGCGCAGAATAGTGGAATTGGTGGCGGATTAGTATTTACACAACCTTAATAATAAAATAATGGCAAAAGCAAAAAACGAATCTATTAAGTTAGAGAAGAAAAAAATAAGTAGACCAGGTGTTCATGCTAAATCAAAGACATCAAGTCTTAAAGATTCTAAAAATTATAAGAAATCATATAAAGGTCAAGGGAAATAATGAGTAGAAAAGAAAAAATAGATTTGTTTTTAAACAAATGGGTTAGTAGAAAATTAACCGTATTTGCAATAGCTTCTATAGCTTTATTTTCAGGCAGTATAGAAAGCAATGATTGGGTGATAATAGCTACAGCTTATATATCGCTACAAGGAGTGACAGATATTGTAGAACGTATATATAAGTCCAAGCATGAACAATAACGATCTAAAGATAGGAATCATAAACACCATATCAATGGCATTAAGTTTTTCAAATATTGAAAACACTTTAAAAATAGTGTTATTAGTATTCTCAATATTATATACCGGATTGAAAATATTCGAGACAATGAGAAATAAAAACAATAGCAAAGATATTTAATTAAATTAATAAACAATGCAATTATCTAAAAACCTATCATTAGCAGAAATGATTATCAGTAGTGAGGCAAAAAGAAGAAGTATTTCAAATATGCCAAGTGATGACCATTTAGTTAATATGAAAAAGTTAGCCATTAATGTATTCCAGCCTATTAGAGATCATTTTAAAGAGCCAATACATATATCTTCAGGTTACAGAAGCTTAGCTTTAAATAAAGCGATAAAAGGAGCTATATCGAGCCAACACTGTTCAGGTGAAGCTATGGATATAGATATGGATGGAACTGCGATTACAAATGCTCAAATATTTAATTGGATAAAAGATAATTTAGTATTTGATCAATTAATATGGGAATTTGGTACAGATAAAAATCCTGATTGGGTACATGTATCTTACGAGTCAACTGGTAAACAAAGAAAACAAATACTTAAAGCAATAAAGAAAAATGGCAAAACGTCTTATATTAATTATTAGTTTATTACTATTTGTTTCTTGCGCATCAAGAAAGGTTGCGATTGTAAAAGAAGATATTAAAACTGTTGTAGATAGTACCGTTGTTGTAAAAGTCGACGGTACTTATGTAAAAGAAAATAATGTGGTAACTGAGGATTGTGAAGAAGAAATAGAATACAAACCTTTAGATACATTAAAGCCGATGGTTATTGATGGTAAACAGTACATCAATACTATTATAAAGTTAAAAAAGAAAAAAGGTATTAAGATAGATAAAACCAAAGTAACAAGCAAAGTATCTTCTGTAAAAAAGTTAAATGTAAAAAGAGAAGATTCTAAAAAGTTAATTAATAAAAAAATTGACAAAAAAGCAAACTACTGGATGTATCTTTGGTTTTTAATACCTGTAGCTATTATAATTGTTTTAGAAAAATACGGTAAGTCGTTGTTTACGTTAAGTAGGTAAGATTTTTGTAAAACGTGTAATATATAAACTATATCAATCAAATTAAATAAAATTATGTCAGACGCTATAGTCAAAAATTTAAGCTTTGGAAAAGAAGCAAGCGATAAAGTTTTTGCTGGAATAGAAAAGCTAGCAAAAGCAGTTAGCTCTACATTAGGAGCAAGTGGTAAATGTGTTCTTTTAGAAGATGCTGCCGGTAGACCTGTTATTACGAAAGATGGTGTATCCGTTGCGGATTCAATTATCTTGCTAGATCCTGTTGAAAATATGGGGGCTACATTATTAAAAGAAGCTGCTAGAAAAACAGTAAGAGAAGCCGGAGACGGAACAACTACTGCAACAGTATTAGCACATTCAATTTTAAAAAATGCTTATGCTATTGAAAATCCTAATGCAAGAGAAATTAAAGAAGGTATCAATAAAGCTATTGAAAACGTAATTGAATACCTTGAGAGCATGTCAATAAAAGTTGATGGCAATATGTTAGATCAGATTGCTACAATTTCAACAAACAATGATCCTGAATTAGGTAAGTTAGTTGGAGATGCTTTTAGATCAGTAGGTAATACAGGAATTGTTATGATGGAAACATCAGTAGAACCTGAGTGTAGCTTACAAATTGTTGAAGGAGTGCAATGTGATATGGGATTAACCAATACACATTTCATTACAAACCATAAAAACAAATCAGCAGAGTTAGAAAATCCATTAGTATTATTGGTAGAATCTCCTGTTGAAAGTATAAGACAAATCCAATCAGTATTGGAGTATGTTATAAAGAATAATAAATCATTACTTATTATTGCTGACTTGGATCAAACAGTATTGTCTACATTGGCAATGAACAAATCAAAAGGTAATATAAAAGTAAACGTTATCAATGCACCAACTTATGGTATTAATAGAAAAGAGATCTTTGATGATCTTGCTTTATTAACTGGTGCAACGTTAATAAACGAAGACTTAGGTGATGACTTAGATTTAATACAACCTGAATTATTAGGTACTTGCCTTAAGAGTATTACTAACCATGAAGAAACTATCTTACACGTTGGTGAAACTAAAGAAGAGGTATTAGAGATTATAGATGAGATTAAAAAATCATTATCTGAGAATCAACCAAGTCACAAGGTTATTAAGTTAGAAAAAAGATTAGCTAGATTAACAGCAAAAATTGCTATTGTTAAAGTAGGAGCTAATTCAGAAATAGAATTAAAAGAAAAAGCCGATAGAATTGAAGATGCAATATGTGCAACAAAAGCAGCTATTAAAGAAGGTATTGTGCCAGGAGGCGGAATTGCTTTATTAAATGCTTCGTACAATGTTGATGCGAAATCTTTAGGCGAAGAAATATTACTAGACTCTATTAGAGCACCATTCAATACTATATTAGCTAATGCGGGTATTGACGTTGTTTCATTAGATCCAGTATCTAAAACAGGTTATGGTCTTAATGTTATTACAAACAAGACTGTTAATATGATTGAAGCAGGAATTATTGATCCATTATTGGTTACTAAAAGCGCTTTAAGAAATGCCGGATCTGTGGCTACAACTATATTGTCAACTGATTGTGTCATTAATAACATGAGAATGTAATGAAAGCAATTGGAATTAATTTAGTTATACAAAAAGTAAAAGAAGGTACAACCGCTACAAAAGGTGGTTTGTTACTTGCGGAAAACCATAGAGACGATATTAGATATATTGAAGCTAAAGTTATACAAGTTGGAGATCAGGTTGTAGGTGTTAAGCAAGGTGATAGTATATTCTACGACAGGCATGCCGGTCATAAAATTGAAGTAGATAAAGAAACTTACCAAGTTATAAAGTTAGGAGACGTAGTTATTGTATTATGATACGCTTAGAAGCATCCGACATTAAAGATCTTGGTTTATTAAAACATTATAGAATTATACGAAGATGGGCATGCCGTAACAATGACTTAACAGATGCTGATTTAGAACTGTTAATTTATTTTGATTGCATGGATTTCTTTACCAAACAGGATTATAAGATAGGTACTTACGCATACAGTTGGGACAATAAACGCTGGAACAATTTATTAAAAGAAGGTTGGATTGTGGTATGGAGACCCAGAAACCACACAACTCAAAAATACAATATATATAAAGTTTCATTCAAGTGTAAACAACTTATAAGTCGCATGTACCGTATAATGCTTGGTAAAGAAGATATACCAACAAGTAGTAGAAATATTATAATGAGTGGTAAAACATATACGGATACTGTAATGATTACTGCAATAGAAAATACAAATAAAGATAAAACAAGACACGATTATGATGAATAACAAATTATACAATAATCAATTGCAACCAAATGCAATTAGCCCAACAGCGCTCTCAAATCAAGATGCAATTCAAGGTGTGTTTGGTCAAGCAAATCCAGGAACATTCACAAGATCCGTGGGGGCAGCTCCATTAATGCAAATGACAAGTCAAGGATATATTCCGCCAATGGATCCAACTAATCCAACGCAACAAAATGATGTTAATGCTATTATGGCAGGAACTGATGGGGCGTTACAAGGATATGGACAACCGGTTCCACCGCCAATGGGAGTACAAACACCAATTACACCGAACTACGATTTAAACGGACAATAATTATGAAAATAAACGCAACGAAACACCCAAAGACTCCTTTAGATAGAGAAGGTCAATTATCTGGATTAGGAGCTAATGCAGTATGGGCTGGACCATGGGATTCTGAAGGGTATCCTAAAGGTAAAGGATCAAGCAGTGGTAAAGACGGTATGATCTTTAATAATGACAAGCCTATATATAAAGCAGGTCCAATTACTCAAAGAGCTAAAGCTAGATTCTAAAGCTATGTCTTTAAACTTAATAAAGAAAAATAGTGGTTCTCCTTTCCATCTTCAAAGAAGTATGGTAGATCAAGGAGGTTCTGGCGGAGCTTATGAATCAGGGGGTTTTGATCCAAACAATGTATATAACAATGATGCGGCTAATGCAGCTATAATGTCTTTTGGTAAAATTGTTGGAGCAGGATTAACAGCTGCAGGCAAAGAAAAAGAAAAAGAAAAACCTAAAGAGAAAGTCTTAGATCCAAAAACGGTTAAAGCGGAAGCTAGCAAAGCATTTAAGGTAAAAGAAGGTTCCGAATTATTGAAAGATACAAGAACTACTAATGCTTTACGTAATAAAGAAGACGCTTTTACGTTTAATAAATATAATGCATCAAAAAAAATAAGCAAAATATAATAACAAACAATAACAAACACTTAAACACTAAAACAAAAATGGCAAAATTCATCCAAATTCCAACAACTGTAGCTGGTTCTCCTGTTATCTTATTTAACGCAGATTCTATTAGCGCAGTTTCTTATTTAACAGCTACTACATTCGCTATCTATGCTGGTGTAAAATCATTCACATTCACAACTAGTGCTGCGGGTGCTGCTGGAACTGTTGCTGCGGTTAATAAAGCGATCCTTGCAGTTAATGGCCCAACATTAGTAGACGTTGTAATGCCTTCTGGAGTTACAATCGGTGCTTTACCAGTTGTAGCATAATTATAAAAATTTAAAACAACCGTGAAGAAATTTGCGGTTGTTTTTATTAAATACAAAATATCATGGCGATCAAAAAGAAAATTGTAGAAAAAGCTACAGGAGAAAAATACGCTTCAAAAGCAGCAATGGCTAAACACGAAAAAAAAGAGTCTAAGTCAATGCAGAAAAAAGAAGTAATGAAAGGTAAGTCTCCAGCTAAAATGAAGAAATGCTAATATGGCATTTATAATGAAGGGAGCTCCGTATAATATGGACAATACCCCAATTTATAGTGTTGATATGGATGATAACATTTTAGGTATGGCTCAGAACAATGGTTCTATACTTATAAACAAGAATGTATCGCCATTAGAATTAAAAAAAAGTAAAACTATAGAGCACGAGATGGTTCACATCGATCAAATGAAAAGAGGTGATTTAGATTATACTGATTCTCATGTTATATGGAAAGGTAAAAAGTATTTGCGTGCTTCTATTAATGAAGGTTCAAAAAAATTACCTTGGGAAGTAGAAGCTTATAAAAAGCAATAAATACGCGTAATATTAATAATAAATAACAAAACAAAATGGCATACTTACAAAAACCAGGTAGAGGTAATAACGCAAAGACAGGAAATGGAATTCCTAGTGCTCTTTTACAAGTAAAAACAAAAGTTGACGCACAAGTAGACGAAATGATAGCTGATAAGAAAAGCGAAGGAGTTAGAAAATCAGCAGAAGCCGCAAGAGCTAAGCTTGAAAGTTCTCAAAGAAAATCAGAAGCTAATGCTTATATGGCAAAAAAATTCGCTACTGAAAAACAAGCAGTAAGCGACAGTACAGCCGTTGACAATAAAATGAGAAAAGCTGGATACGGTGAGTTATCGGCATATATGGGTAATAAAAAAGCTAACGAGACTAGACAACAACAATCAGCTTCTGAGTATAAGTATGACAAAGTTGAAATGAAAAGTGTTAATGATAAAAGACCTAAACGTAAAGTTGTAAACCTATAGTACAATGAAAAATCTATCTACAACAGGTTACAAAAAGAATAGTCCTGACAAAGATAGACCTTATAATGTAATACCTAGCGGGGAGATCACAATGAAAAATGTAGATTTCCCTGTATTAGGTATTGATAATAAAGGTAATTCTAAGTTAATGGAACCTGAAAACGAATATTCGTTCGAAGGAGATGTTGTTATAGAATTTCCTATTAGAAAAGGAGGTATTGTTAGAAGAAAAAACGGTATCTATAACAAAATATTTAAAAAATAAAAAACAATCAAATGAAATTAAAGAAAATGACAGAAACAAAAAAGATTACAGCAGAACAATTAGAAGTACTTGTAAAGAATCAAAGAGAACTTAACAGCGTGTTAGTTAATATCGGGGTTTTAGAATCACAAAAGCATGGCTTATTACACCAATTAGCTGATATTAATAAAGAAGCCGAAGAGTTCAAGTCTGAGTTACAAGCAGAATATGGTTCTATCAATATCAATTTAGAAGATGGTTCTTATGTTGAGGTTGAAGAAGAAGCAAAAGAAGCTGCTAAGTTAGATGTTGTATAATAATGGATGCGGTTATTAGGAAGATAAGTATTGGTACGGACTACAAAAACGAAGCAATGCATTATTCTATCGGACAACAAGTGTACGGAGGTCATGAGATTGCTTATATAAAGTCTGATCAAAAAGATTCATCCTATAACATTTATATAAAAAAAGGAGATGAAGTAATGCCATGGAAGAAATTCAATGCTAACATGGCTATATCTGTTGAATACGATTTGGAATACTAATGAAAAGTGTATTTAATTTTATTGTAAAACCCGTAGGGGCAAGATACAATAACAAAATTAAAGTAGAAGACAAAGAGCTTATACTGAATACAAAAATAGAAAGTTTTAAATCTGTGAATAATTTAGCGGAGGTAATATCTACCCCGCTAGCTTATTCAACTAATATTAAAGTTGGCGATATTGTTCTTATACACCATAATGTTTTTAGAAGATTCTATGACATTAGAGGTAATCAAAAGAACAGTAGAGCTTTTTTTATGGACGATTTATACTTTTGTGACTTAGAGCAAATCTACTTATATAAATCAAATGACGATAAATGGAACACATTTGGAGACAGATGTTTCATAAAGCCATTAAAGAATATAGACGATTTAAAGCTAAATAAAGAACGAGAGCTTATTGGAATACTAAAGTATGGAAACGACTCTTTAAACAAGCTTAAAATTAACGAGGGAGACCTTGTAGGTTATACTCCGTATGGTGAATTTGATTTTATCATTGATGGAGAACGACTTTATTGTATGAAATCTAATGATATTGTAATTAAATATGAATGTAAAGGAGACGAAGCAGAATATAATCCAAGCTGGGCACAAAGCAGTTCTTGAGTTAATCAAGGTTGCTGAAGAAGCTATTTTGGATAATGGTGAAGACGATTTGTCTGCCGATAAATTAAAAAATGCTGCTGCTACTAAAAAACTTGCAATATTTGATGCCTTTGAAATATTAAGTCGCATCGAAGAAGAAGAAAAGCTATTAGTAGAAGGAGATAAAGAAGCGGAAGTTAAAGTATTTAAAGGCTTTGCAGAGGGGAGATCTAAATAATGTACGAGCAAACTTTATATAAAATAGTGCCAGACTATATTAAGTCTAGTGTTATTAAACAAAACAATCGCTTAAACAAGTGGAAATATGGATACAATAAAGACCATGATGTGGTTGTTATTAGCAAGACTGGAAAGATCGGTGAGATCATTGAAATCCAGAATTTAAAAATAGCATTGCCATTAGCGGAGAATGCGTATTCAAGATCTGCTAAAAAAGAAGAACAATACTGGGAGCAAATGGAGTTCCCTAAAGAAATAAGTAAAATAAAAAGCACATTCGATTGGAATAAGCAACCAGATTCTTTTAAAGATAGATGGTATGATTACATCGACAATGAGTTTAAATATAGAGAAGAAGGTTTATTCTTCTACAACAATGGTCAACCAACTTACATAACTGGAACACATTATATGTATTTACAGTGGAGTAAGATTGATATTGGAGCGCCTGATTATAGAGAGTCAAATAGATTGTTCTTTATATTTTGGGAAGCTTGCAAGGCAGATCCAAGATGCTACGGTATGTGCTATTTAAAGAATAGACGTTCCGGATTTTCATTTATGTCATCTGCTGAATTAGTAAATCAAGCAACTATATCTAGTGATTCCAGGTTTGGTATATTATCAAAGTCTGGAGCTGATGCTAAAAAAATGTTTACCGACAAGGTTGTGCCAATCTCCATTAACTATCCTTTCTTTTTCAAACCTATCCAAGACGGTATGGACCGTCCGAAAACAGAGTTAGCTTATCGTATACCTGCTTCTAAATTAACAAGGAAGAAGCTAGATACAAACGATAAGGTTGAAGAGATGGATGGGTTGGATACTACTATTGACTGGAAGAATACAGGTGATAACAGTTATGATGGTGAAAAATTAAAACTGTTAGTTCATGATGAAAGTGGTAAATGGGAAAGACCTGATAACATTCTTAATAACTGGCGTGTAACTAAAACTACATTAAGATTAGGTAGTAGGGTTATTGGAAAGTGTATGATGGGTTCAACATCTAATGCTTTAGACAAAGGAGGAGAGAATTTTAAAACACTTTATTATAATTCAGATGTTACAAAAAGAAACCGCAATGGACAGACTAGCTCAGGATTATATAGTTTGTTCATACCTATGGAATGGTCGTACGAGGGATTCATTGATACTTATGGCTTACCTGTCTTCGACACTCCAGAAAAACCAGTCAAAGGAGTCGACGGAAACGAAATAGAGTATGGTGTTATAGAGCACTGGCAAAACGAGGTTGATGGTTTAAAAAGCGATCAAGATGGTTTAAATGAATACTATCGCCAGTTCCCTAGAACAGAACAACACGCATTCCGTGATGAAACAAAACAATCATTATTTAATCTTACAAAGATCTATGAACAAATAGATTATAACGAAGATTTAAGAAATACAAGCGTTGTTACCAAAGGAAGTTTTATGTGGGAGAATGGTATACCTGATACAAAGGTTATATTTTATCCTAATAAAGACGGTAGATTTTTAATATCGTGGATACCTCCATTGCATTTGCAAAACAATGTAATTATAAAGAATGGCGTTAAACATCCTGGTAATGAGCACATGGGTGCATTTGGATGTGACCCTTATGATATATCTGGTACTGTTGATGGGAAAGGGTCTAATGGAGCGCTTAGTGGTTTAACTAAGTTTTCAATGGATGATGCACCGCCAAACACTTTCTTTTTAGAATATATCGCAAGACCTCAGACAGCTGAAATATTTTTTGAGGAGGTTTTGATGGCATGTATATTTTACGGTATGCCAATATTAGCGGAGAATAACAAGCCAAGATTATTATTCCATTTTAAAAGAAGAGGATATAGAGGTTTTTCAATGAATCGACCTGATAAAGCTTATTCTAAATTATCAATAACAGAAAGAGAAATTGGAGGAATACCAAACTCAAGCGAAGATATTAAACAAGCTCACGC